GGTCTTACTATAACGCCAGTGTCTATTGAAGTTGAAAAAGTAACAACTTCAGATTCCCTTTCTTGACTAAATAAAATTGATTTTGCTAATCTTCTGGCTTGAGAAGCACTTGTACAGGCAAATGCTTTTATATTTTTAACAACTACTCCATATTTATCCTGTCTATCTTTATCTGCCTGTATAAAGTCAGATTTAGTTGAATCTACATTATCTCCAATAGTTTCATAATCAATCTCTCTTGTCTCCATGTTTAAGTAGGACACGTTTATGACTGTGCTTCTAGTTTTTAAATCACTACCTGAGTAACTAAAACCACCTTCAGTAATATTAGACAAGTTAAATAAATAACTAGGATCTTTTGGTTCGTCTTGTGCAAGAGATATAGAACCAGCAGACCAAATAGGCATGCATCGCATTACACCAGCTAATTCGTTTATTAATTTGTAGGCATCATTTGAATTTTGAATAGATACGTTGCAACTAAAACGTGCTTCTGTTCCAGTGTCCGTGCCATCACTAACTAATGTATTTGCAAACTTACTTGCATTAAAATAAGAAAACAAATCAATGTTCTCATATAATTTTGCATCTGTTGTTTGATCAGGTGCTAAATGAGTTCCAAATCCATAGCGTTTATTTACCATAAGGTCGAGTAGTACGAATGCTGGGCATGAACACCAAACTGCAGCACCCATAGTTCCGTTAAAAATATAATTAGCTGGATAGACAATACGGCCAGTAGCACTATCAACAGTTGGAGTTCCAGAACTATTAGCACCAGCACCGGGGATTCTTACTTTTATTCCTCTTACACGAAAAGTTCGAGGAGGTACAGAACTAAATTGTTTTGAATCAAATTTTAAGGAAGCGTATGCACTATTAAGATATGTAAGATTGTCGTCTTTTAATGGTATGTATGAGTTCCAAGAAAATGCATTTTGTGTTCTTCCTCCTACAGTTGCATCTTTTGTTATTCGTAAAACATTTATATCGACAGGAAAAGTGCCATCTAAATTAAGAAGATAGCTTCTTTGGTATAAGTCAGCAGTTCTACCTTTTACAGTATTATCTATAATTGTTGTAAATTCAGTTTCATTATTATATTTAACTCGTATTTTTAATCTTACACTTGAACCTTTTATATCACCTTTTGAAGTTTGTTTTTGTATTGTAGGAAAATCTAAAATAACTCTTACCTGATCTACCTCACTATCTGTAATTGTTCTAGTAATTCCATCTGATTCATTTCCATTAGCTAACTTATCATCAACTTGCACTCCAACAGTTACAGGCGAACCAGTTGCCTGTACCCCTGCTATTTTTGTTTGATTAGATGTACCAAATCTTAAATCAAAATTTACATCCGCAAAATTAAAATCACTACCGTTAGGACTTGCAGAATCAGCAGACGATTGTAATACCTGAGTATTACTAAGAAAAACATCCTTTAAACAGGCATTATTATAAGCAGTAGTTCCCTGTGTAAGTCCTTCTTTTGATGGACTAGCAAAACCTTCTATTTCTCCTTCTGATATTAAATCTAAAACCCTGAGTTGTTGTCTAGAGTTTAAGTTATCTGGTGTTATTTTAGGTTTTTTTGGACCACTACCAAACAATCCAAAAAGAGAACCTCTAATAATATTTTCAGTCATGCCTCTACCTCATCAGTTGTAATATCTGCACTGATCACGACTGAGCCAGTCAAGATTTCTCCGTAACAAATTGGGACAGGAGTACCTGCCCTTGAGGTATTTTGAAGGCCAGTAAAACTAAAAGAAATTCTTGGATCTCCCTCCATGTCGTTGTCTGGTACAGGAAAAAGCATTTCACTAACACCTGATAAGGCCAAAGATGCACCGATACCAACAGCAGCTTTGGTCAAACCACCAGCAGCAGCAAAACCAGCTTTACTAAACAAACCACCGGCAGCAGCAACAGAAGTTCCAGCAGTAGCAAAGGCGACACCAATTAGCAGCGCACCAGTGATAAATTTACCAAAACCACTACCAGCACCACTAATAACAGGAATAAATTTAATTTCCTGAGTGCCTGACAAGTCATGTAATTCAGTCTCATCAATCTCAATATTATTTACTAATACTGCATAATTCCTATGATTCATATATGCTTCTGCTTGCGGAAAGTTATTAATTAAAAAACTTACTGCCTTTGCAACAGTATTAGCATGAATATCAAATTCTTTATGCCCTATAAATTTACCTAAATCACCATAAAGTTTTAATTTAGTCAACATAACGATACTTTGCCCCTGTACATTTTTGCAGCCAAGCAGAATAAGGCTCTCTACAAGATAGTCTATCTGTTAAATGATGTAAAACTTCCCCCTTTAAGAAAATAGCAACGTGATTTAAATGTTTATTAAAAATGCTCATTGCCAATACATCTCCATCTATTAACGCTTCGTCTGGTCGCAATAACCTAAAACCTCTTTCGGGTAAACGTGTTTCTAATAATGGATTGTCATAAAATTCTTGAGGTGTAATAGGTCTTTTATAATCTTGTAACTCTATATCTTTAACTTCTTTATACCAATCAACAACTAACGACCAACAATCTGTAACAGCCCAAACCCATTGCCTACCTAGTAATGGTGCTTTGTAACCTGTAGGCTCGCAATAACCCCATTCTTCTGTTTTAGGATTGACAATATGCCATGCTAATCCACTTTGTTCACAGCTTACTTTATCTGCTTGACTTGCAATAGGTAAATTATTTGGATGACTATGAATTACTGCAATAATTTCACCTTTATCATCAGCCTTTACATAATCTTCTGGGTCTAAAATAAAACACTGATGATCTGTTAATGAAAGATTACGACAAGCATGATAACTTTCTTTACCCTTAATATTTAACAGAAGACCACAAGACTCTTTAGGATCTTCTTCTTTTGCATGAATAAGAGCAGATTCTTTCCAATTCATCCTACAAACGTACCAATAGAAGGAAAATCTTTTCTAGTGCATATTCTATTAGGACATCTTACATTTGCCATGTCTAATGCAGCAGCCAATTCAAACTGTACGATTTCTCTATTCTCTGTTGATTTCCTTGCAACCGTAAATATTTGCTTTGCATCCTCTACAGATTCATCAACAGCATTAGATGGATTGTCCCCAACGAAATTATCATTTGATAAAAATTTTACATTTGTTCTTCTTCTTGTAAAAACTGCACCAATTAAATCATTACCAGCAGTAGTTTCATTAACATCAATAAGTAAAGCACTCATAAATCCAGTTGCATTACTAACAGTCAAGGTAGGTCGTGGTAATTGACCACCTTTGTACTCAAAACCTTCTACTTGTACTGGAAATCTTTGATAACTATTACCGTTCCATATAATTTCACGGTTAAAATTTAAATTAGAACCATTATGAAAATAATAAGTTTGACTTGAACCATGCAATGCTTGCTTTAGTTCTAATTCAAAAAGTTCTATAACAGCACTAGGATTGACATTTTGTAGCTCACTTATATACTTAGCAGTACTCATGGTTCAAACACTTCCCTGAATGTTACTTGTATTTTTGCTCTATTTAAATAAGGTATAGATTTATTCCATGATTCGCATACAAATTTTGAGGAACTTGATTCGGCTGGTGGGGTGAAATTAAAACTTGCACTATCATTTGCTCTTGCATCTAAAAATGTTTCGATAGTATCTGCGTCTGTTTCAGATACTTCAAAAGTAAGATTATAAATTTTAGGATTTTGATGTTGTTCAAGTCCAAATAATAATCTATGTTCAAAACCATCTGCAAATTTAACTGTTTTAGTATTTGGTGCGGATCTTTTTTGGACTCCGTATGTTGGGCTTATTGAGGGGAAAGTAGCCATTATGCAAGTAAACCTCCGGGTCTTTTTTGTTTAAGTAATTCAGATTCTATCGCTGCCGATAATGCAACACCAAGTTCTTTACCTTGTTGTTCATTGCCTTCAACATTAGAACCAGATGCATCTACATTAACAACAATATTATTAGTAACGCCACCACCCATTTTATTATTTGGAATTATAGTACCAGCAGAAGAAGGTACAAATAATTCTGGTCCTTTCTCACCTACAACAGAAGCCCTACCCACAGGAGGTCTACCACCATTAGCAAAGCCCGGCAAATTAGAAAATATACCAAAGCCTGTCGTTTTTAGTAATGTATTTATGCCAAGTTTTAATAATGAATTTGCTAAGTCATTTACAATTGATTTTGCAGCCTCCCCTAATGATTTAGTACCATTAATTGCACTTACTAAAGCATCAGATATTTGTGAACCAATTGTGTCTCCTATCTCGGCAAAAACATCACTTAAACCTTCTGCAGCATCACCTGTTTCTTTAAGTTTGTCTACTTGATCTTCTAAACCAGCATTTGCTGTTAAAATATCTGTTATTTTTTGTCTGTTTGCTTCACCGTGAATTGCAACAGCAGCATTTATTGCATGCTGTAGCTCTATCTCTTCTCTATTTCCGTTAACACTTGCTTCTAACAACTCCTTAGATAGTTGTTGTTTTTTTAAGAAATCCGCAAATTTTTTACTTTTTTGTTCCTCTAATTCTGTCTCGGTTTTTTTAAGCTCTACAATTTTGTTTGCTGATTCCTCAATTAATTTATCAGACTCAACAGTTTTTAATCTTCCCTTTAACATTCTTAACTCTGCTTGTTCTTCTTCAAGTCTTTTTTTAACATGGCCAGCTCTTTTTTTGTTTGTTTTTTCAAGTTGACCTTCTAAGGCTTTTACAACTTTCTCTTGTTCTTTTATTCCAGCAGTAAGATCAGCTTCACCACCTGTCGCAACTAAATTATCAAATTTTTCTTTTTCACCACGAAATTTAAAAAATGCTGTTGTTAAAAGACCTAAGCCAGTAGCTATAGCAACAAAAGGTATTGCATTAAGAGCAATAGTTGCTATACCACCAGCAGCAGCTACTTTTATTAAACCAGCACTTACAAGTGGTAATGCTATTGCAACTCCTTTTGCTGCAAGAGCAATCGCTGTAAAAACCCCTGCTGTTTTACCAAGTGGCGATTTAAAAAGATCATTTGCAGCCTTTATTAAAGCTGTTAAACCTTTTGTTGTTGCAATTAAAGCAGGTTCTAAGGCCTTACCTAACGTCTCTGAGAAATCTCTAAATGCTTCACCTAACGAATCAACATTTCCAGCAAATCCTTCTGCAGCAGCTTGTGATAATTTATTATAACTTTCTTCAACAATACCTAAAATCATGGCATGAGCTTCTGCCGTTTTATTAGTTTTCATTAACTCTTTTATTACTTCTGTTTGTTGTTTTGTAAAAGCAATACCAGAACGATTTAAGTTTGATAAATTTCTTTCAGGGTCTTGTAATGCTTTTGCTAATTGCATAAATGACGTATTAACATCTACTTGGTTCACTTGTGCAATATCTGCTGCTGCTTGAGCAACTCTTGAATATGCATCAACCCCAATATTTCTGAAACTTGTTAATAAATTAAACCCTCTTGTAAATTCTTCTTGGTTAAATAAAGTTTGGTTTCCTAATCTATCTGCCGCCTCTTGTAATTCATTTAGTTGAGTAGTTCCAGCACCTAAATTTTTTAAACCCTGAGTTAAAATTGCAATATCTCTTTCTCTGGCTGTAAAAGTTCCTATTGCATTACTTACAGTTGCAAAAGCAGCACCTACAGTAAGTAATGGTCCAAGTGAAGCAGCTAATGAGGCACCTAATCCTTTTGCTGCAGTTGAAGCTGCAGTTAAAGAAGTTGTAGCACCTTTTGCTGATCGTGATAAATTTTTTGTGGCTTGTGAAGTTTTATTTAAAGAGGATATTGCATTCCTTGCTTCAACTCTTAAGGTAACTATACTTTCTGCCACTGAAGTTAAACAATAATCTCTTTCTTATATACTACCTGTTTTTTGCTTTTGCATAAAGTCTTTTTTCTTTTTCGTGTTTATTTTCGTAATAAGCTGCCCAATATATCAACTCTTCTTGTGTAATTAATTGTCTTAATTCTTTTAATGTCTTTCCTAATTCTGTTGCGAGAAAAAACTCAAAATTTAACCAGTTATCTCGCTTTAATCTTTTTTTGCTGTATCTGTATCAAGTTTAATGTTAAATAAAAACAGTTCAATTTCATTTAATACATTTTCTGGCAGTTCTCTTTGTAAGTTTGGTGCATCTGCAATACTAAAGGCCTTTGTTCCATCTTCAAGCTCTGCCATTTGACAAAGTAATTGAGTTGAAACTGTGAGAGCTTCATCTGTACCAGTAGCACTTTGTGCTTTTTGTCTGTCGTATCTTGTTAAAGGTTTAAAATATAAATCTACAATTTTTTCTCCTTTAGAATTTTTAAATTCATACTTTCTTCTGGTTGACATTTCATCACCATAAGATGAAGTCAAGAGGTCTATTGTTCTTTTTGCTGACATAAAATATTAATTGTATTACACTAATATACTATATAGCTGAAGTAATGGCACCGCTAGTTGTAAAACTAATATTTATAATTTGAACTTCACCAAGAGTTGCACCATATTCAGCATTAGTAATAATTCCAGCAAAACTAATTTTTTTTGCCGAAGTTGCACTATCAGGAAATAACTCAAACAATGCATCAGCATTATCACCTGTTGTTAAAACATCATCAATAAATGTTGTATAACCTGCTCCTGTCTCACCCGGAGCATATAAAAGTTCTGCTGAACCTTCACCAGCAATTAAGCCACCAATATTTGTTTTAAATGTATCACCTTGCTTTGTTGTCTCCATAATGTCTTTTGAAATAGACAGAGACCAAGACCTTGTTTGACCAACGTCAGCTTCAGTACCGCCAGCGTTTTCAAACATAATTTTTCCTACATCACCTTTAATAGCCATAATAAAAGAAAGTATTTATTTAAGTTTAACCTTTTTTGAGTTTTTTCACATCTTTTTTTAAATTTTCTTGGTTTTCCATATATCTTTTGCAACGTCCATCCCAATAAGCAGGTTCACGCCTACCTTTTACAGCCTCGATAGCATCTAACATTTTTTCAGTAATTTCCATTTAAAGGTCCTCATATATTTCAAATGTAATTCTAATTTGTGTTTGAAACTTGCCTTCTGGACTAGATGCCAAAACTTCTGGTCCAACTGGTGAATCAAAAATAACATTTGAAACTGTAATATTATTGTAAAGGTCACGCAGTCTTTTGCCAATTGTGTAATTAGACCCTGCTCCAATACCTTCCTCTGTAAAAATATTTAAAAGAACTAGACCAACAACATTATTAGTAGAGTTAGCAGATCCGCCCTGTGTTAAATAACCACCAGTTCCAAAACTTGTTATACATTGCACAAAAGTATCTTCTGCTGTTGAATCAAATGGTTGACTGTTAAATACAACAGAGATTGCAGGACTACTTGCAAGTTCTGTAGCAAGTCTTGCTTCTATAGTTTGTCTGACTGTATTTAAATCTGTTGCTGCCATTACATACTCCTAATAATTTTTCTTAATTCATTTGGAATATATTGTGTAGTTAATTGTTTTGCTTGTAACTCAGGAAAACCTTTTATTGTTTGCTTTCTAGTTCTATATTTGCCTTGCCAGCTAGGTGGTAATGATAAACCATATATAACTGGTTCAGCATATTCAACATTATTAATAATAGTCCCTTTAAATTTTTGTATATTAGTTTTCCAACCATTTCTCAAATTACCAGTTTCACCTACAGGTGTTGCTTTTTTAGAAAGTTCTGTCCAACGCAATGTTGTTTTTTGTACTAATTTTTGCACTGCTTCTGCCATTAAATCATCTATTTGGTCTAATCTAATTTGTCGTGCCATTATGACCTCACAAATAATTCATATGTAAGTGCAGTATTATTTTGTTCATTGGTTATAACAGAAATTATTTTATACACTACAGAACTAACTAAAACTTTGTCCTTTGGTGTAGGTGTAAATGTAATATCACCGGCAGAGATAGTTATTTTTTTGTCTTGTGCTTGAATTTGGTCATTCACCTCAGAATTATTTACATTTTCTATAACTGCTTTTACAACAGTATCACTATTGCTTTCACTAACCACTCCTGTTGTAGTGTTATATGAACCATTAGTTATTTGCCTAATAGTTATATTTCCACCAAGTTTTGATAAACCTTTGCTGGCAACTTTTCTTAGTGATGAAGCAATACCCATTAGATTCTGTAGGCAATCACCTGACCACTTGCCAAAGTGATACTTGTAATAATACCTTCAACTTCTGAGGCAACACCCATAGTAATTCCATTGATAGTTGATGAACCATTTTCTGTAAGGTTCTCTGAAACAAAAGTTGCTTCTGCAGCAGCAAGACAATGTACTTTGCCAAAACGACCAGTATGTGTGTCTGTGTTTGTAATGATGATTGCGGCTGGGTAGTATCCCATAATTTAACTCCTTTTAATAGCAATGTTGCCGGGTCCACTAATTCTTAATCCAGTAAAGTATCTTTCGAAAAGTGGTGGTACTCTATCTGCACCAACCGAACCATAAAAATTCGGTGTTGCATCAAGATTACCAATTTTTACATTTTTAAAATCTTCAAGACCACTTAATCCTAAACCATCTCTGTTGTTATTCAAGTAAACTGCTAATATAACTTGTGCTTTTTTAACTTGATCTGGTATTTCTGTATCTGTGTAATAATCAGTTGATATACGAAATGGGAAACCTGTAGCGTAAGTATTTATATAAGTATCTGGTTTTCTTACACCAGTTCTTGGCCATTGTAATGCTTGTGTATCTGTAACTCTTGCACCTAAAAATCTTTCTCTGTCTACTCTAACTGCAGCAGTGAATAAAGCTCTATTTTTATTATCATTTGAAGAGCCATCCCATGCTGAAACATCGTCATCAAGAATTAATCCTTCCACAATAGTATTTGCATCAGACAGAGTTATGTAGCTGTTTGCTGATGCTCCCCCTACTGTTGCGTCTATTGTTATTGCCATTTTGTTTTAATTTAGGCTTACGTTTTGTTTTTTTAAGAGGTGCAGGGGCTACTTGTTTAGTAGCCTCCTGTTCTCTCATTCTTCTAAAGGCAAAGATACCCATTAACTAGATGCACCTTTCAATGCAACAAAGTTAATTACAATTGCTTCACTTAATGAACCAGCAGAAACATTAGAAACTGTGATTGCAAAAGAACCTGCAGCAATAGTGTTTGCAGCTACTAAATAACTGCCAGCAGTACCAGCAGAACCATGGTTAACTACTACAACATCAGTTGCAGCAATTTCACTATTAGTAACTGTAAATGATACTTCTGCAGCAGCTGCTAAAGCTGCATTGTTCATTGTGATTTGACCTGACTCTGTATTAAGAGTTACACCTGTACCTTTGTTAGTTGCTTGAGTTACTGTACCTCCTTTTGTTGGTCCAGTTAACTTACCAGCAGTAACCTCGAATAAACTTGGCATGATTTAATTACCTCTAGTCTTGAGTAGATACGTTAGTTGCCCTAACAATACCAATGTTTTTTGTCTCGTAGACTTTCGACCAGTTGCCTACAGTTTGAAGTTGTGATCTTGTTGGGTTAACAGTTGTAACTGCCCACTTAGAACCTACAGGATGATAGCAATAGTGAAGATCAATAGCCATAGCATCAGATTTAGCCAGAATGTCTCTGTCTGTCTCTGTTGTTAGACCAGCCTGTTCGCCACTAGCTACTGAACCAGCAGTAAAGAAATATGTACTATATTCTGTTGATGAACCACTACCAGTAGTTGTAACATCATCAGAAACAATAACTCTTAAACCGCAATATGTTGGAACAGTATCATTGCCACCAGCATATGCAGGAGCAATAGTACCACCAGATGCTGTTGCAGAACCGCCATTGCCATCTGCTGCAAGAACATAGTCAACCATTTTTCTCTCAACGAGATCATAGTAAACTTTGCTGTGCATACAAACTGCAGTTAGCTTATCTCCTTGGTCACCAAGAATTGATCTTGCTTTTGCAACGTGTCTTGGAGATAAACCAGTTGGAGTATCACCAGAACCACCATCAATTGTTAAACCAAAAAATGCAGCATTAGAATCTGTTGTATTAACAGAACCAAATACTCCATCAAGACAAGAAAGTAAATCTTTTTGTCTTTGGTTTGCAATGTAAGCACCGATTTTTTGACCGATTGCTGCCATTGGATCAGACCCTGCTGCTAATGCAGCTAAGTCTCTTGATTCAAATGCACGACCTCTATGTAAAATTACACCAACTTGTTTGTCAGTAGAAATTTTGCCGGGTGTTAATGAAGATGAATCTGAAAGTACCTCGAAATCTCCAGAAAGATTTGCACTGAAAAAAGGTACATTTATAAAATCACCACCCTCAGTAGCATTTAACTCAGCCATAGGTGCAACCACACCGCTTGCAAGAAATGAATCTCGTGCAGTTGTTTGCTCTATGACATATGGAGTAAATACCTCTGGGACGATTATGTCGCTCCTGAGAACTGCCATGTGTTCAAGAATAAAAGTTTAACGGTTGTGGGCGTAACCCTATTGGCTTAGCGTAACTCTGCCTAATAACCTACATACTAACGTGTTTTTGCTATTTCAATCAACTTTTGATGTGTTTCTTCTCCATGAAGCCTAAGGATTCTTCCTTGTTCTCCCAAATGAAATGTTTCTCTGAGATATGGCTTTAACATATCTTCAGAAAAATTATTTATTGATGGCCTCATAATAGGAGCACCACTTCCAGTTGGTGCCTTGCTTTTTAATAGATAGGGCTTTTCTTTTTCTAACTTAGTTCTTACATAATCTGCTACAGGAAGTTGTTCATATCCATCAACAATAATAGGTTGACCATCTTTCATTTGTATCTGATCTTTAGGAACTAAATTATTAAGAACTAATTCTGGATCATGTGTGATTTCAGACAAAGCCTGTATTGCTGGTGCAATTAATTCAAGCTCTCTGTTTCTAGACTCTAGTTTTTGTATTCGTTCTTTGTCCTCTGCAGACTTTTCTCGATATTGTTGTTCGAGAAGATTTTTTGATTCTTCATACTTTCCTTCTTTCTCTAAATCTTCTTGTTCTTTCTTTTGCTTGAAAGCTAACAACGATTCATAATCTTCTGGTAAAGATTTTTCGCTAATTGGTTTTTGGTTTTTTAGTTTACCAATCAGTTCATAATTTTTTGCTTCAAGTTTTTTAACTGAATCTTTTAAAAGTTCAAGTTCTTGAGTATTATCTTGTGGCGTAACCACAGTTTCGTTTTCTTCAGCCATAAATTAGTCGTAAACTAAACGTATTATATTATTTATATCACCATTTCACTAAATTAGCCCAATATGCTGCAGACATTTTTCCTCTTTTAATATCTTTAGCAAATCTAGCTTTAAATGCCATACGTCTTTTTCTTGATTCTTCTGACTCTCCATCCTTTCTTGGACTACCTTTTATACCTTGTTGACCAAAACGAATTAATTTAACTTGACCTTTTTCTCTAGCCAAAACAATATGAGAGCTTTGTGGATGATTTGGAGTTGGTTTAGGTTTGTTGACTCCTTCCAAATTATATTTTTTTAATCTATTTTTTATTCTTTCTTGTTCTGTCATTTTTGTCTTTTCCTAGTTTTATTATAAATATCTTTATCAACTCTGCGTGCAGGTCCACCTCTCATATAGCTGTTGACACGAGCCATAGACCAAGCAGCCATTGGCACATTACGACTTCCACTAGATAAATAAGCACCTTGTCCTTTTCTATAAACCTGTGCTAATTCACCATAGGTAAATCTTGTGCCTTCAGCTTTATCTTTTAGTGCTTTTTTTGTTTTTTCGTTTAGTGGGCTTCTTCTTTTTTTTTGTGACATCTTGATTTACTCTAGATTTTTGTACAGCTTTAATATCTATATATTCACCTTTACGATATGCCTCGGCTGTTCGTTTTATTTCAGCAGCTTTTTTTGCTCTGTTTTTAGAACCTTTTAGATAATTTTCTGGTATTCCAGTTTTTTTATCCTTTTTTGTTCTTCTCAGCTTTGGCATTTTTCTTTGGTTTACAAGTTTGTGCTGCCTGTTTAGCTTCAGACAATCTTTCTGCTAATGATTTAGACATTATTTTTTGCCACCTTTTTTAACTTTTTTCTTTTTTTTAGGAGGTCTGCCGACCTTTGAACCATAAGTCCCTTTACCCATTGGCATAATTAAAAAAGCAACTAAAACAATACTAACTGTTTTTTGTGAATTTTTCTAATTCTTTTAATGTTAATTCAGATCCGTCATCTCTAATAAATTGACGGAAGACAGTAGATGGATTCCTACCTTTCCTTATTTGTTTACGAAATAAAGCGGATCTTTTTACACCAAACACCTCATTTTGTAGATCAATAGGTTGTTTTGATAACCAATCAGGATACGTCTGATTGGCTGGAACTAATTGACCAATTTGTTTTAATCCTGTCTTAGAAGGTCTGTTCCCAATCTCTAAATCATTTCTACTAATTCCAAACTCATCAAGGAAGTTATCAGATATAACTGCAACAATTACAGAACGACAATTAAAATGTTGTGGAGGTGTTGGACCTTTACCATAATCAAATATCTGGCCATCTAATCTTCCACAGATTGCGGATGTTCTACTATCAAGAGTTGCCACATATTTATATTGATTTGTAATCTTTTTATTGGCAGCATAAACACTTCGTGATGCTGCATTAGCTACTTGATTTACACTTGTTCTTACTATTGTATTTACTTGATTATTTGCTAATCGGGTAGCTTCCCCACCAGCAGCAATTTTTTGTCTTACAGTACCTTTTTGTTCAAATTGTAATTTTCCACGAAGTCTTCTAGCTATTTGATCTGTCGATTCACCAATAAGTAATCCATTCCTGACTGTTTTTGTAAATAAATCTGCTTGCTTTTCTGCTAATCCTCTAAATGATTTTTGTACGGTTGCACCATTTGGCAATGTAATTACAGCACCATCTCTTGCTGTTAAATTAAATTTAGGTTCAAAACCAGTTACAGTTGCTCTTAATTCACTTGGTAATGTAAAAACATTTATTTGTGTCGGATCTGTAGTAACTACACTCTTTGCAAAATTTGCACTTACTTCTACTGTTCTAACAGATCGTTTTGCGGCATCTGATGGCAATAATTTTTTTAATTGGTCTTGTATAAATTCAGTTTCAAGGACAGCAAGGCCTTGCAACTGATTAATAGTTACTTTAGAACTATCAATAGCCCAAGTTCCAAGACTTTCTTGTAACTGAGCAAGGATTGTACGCAAACGTAAAGCTGTGCCGGGGGATGTTACATCATCAATAGCTCCAAGTTGATATGAAATATCAAGGATAATATCGTTATATCTATTTATTAATTCATTGCTGACACTATTACCAAACCTATTCAGATTTATGGCATTTCTATATAATGCCTCTGGTATTGCTTGATTGCGTGGTGCCATTATTCTTCTGCTGATTCATCTTCTTCTTCAGGTTCTTCAGGTTCAGCTTTCTTTTTTGGTTGTGACATTTCAATCAAACCTCCATTTTGTGTTGATTCAATTTCTTCTTCAATATTAAATTCATCTCCTAATACTTCTCCCTCATGTAATTGTTTTAATAATGTTTCTTGTGTAATAGATCCAGCAGTATAAAGTTGTAGCAATGCCTGTATTTCTTGTGGCTCTAATCTTTGTGATAAGAAGTCTCTATTAACAAAACAACTTCCAGCATCAGAATTTAAATATTGACCATGATATACAAGACAATTATCAATCATATCTTGCATCTGTTGAGCAACAACCATCATTGTAGAGTCACCTTGCGACCTATCAATTCTTTTTGCTTCTGCTGTTTCAGCAGATAGTTTTTGTCCTAATACCGCAGCAAGTCCTAACTCATTAATTTGCATATTTAAAACATCTAATCTTTTAAATTGTGCATCGTAACTTCTACCAGTAGGCTCAATATATTCTGCTCTGCCATCAGAGGGAAAAGCTATAGCTTCTCCGGGGCCAGCAGTAACTTCTTCAGAGTTTTGTGGAAAGCCATAAAAAGCTAACATTGGGACAGCAGAAATATGTAACTGATTATCAAGGTCAGATTGTATTTGATAGGCTTTTAAATTTAATTCTGCAATACCAGCCATTGGTGGTCTTGATTCAAGAAGATTCATTCTGTTGGCATATGCTACAGAAAAAGGTATTTCTGGTGTACTCATTGACCCTTCATCTACTTTTACAAACTTATTTTTTTTATCTTTTTGATGAATTTCAAAACCTCCTCTGGTCAATAATCTTACTTGATCAATGATTTTTTCCCCATATAAACCATCAGGAACAGAAACCTTCTCTTGTAATCTTAATTGTGTAAATTTTACTTCACCCTCTATCATTTCAGTTCGCCAACCTAGAATGTCTCTTGGTGTATAAGTGACCCAATATGGTCTGCCAGACTGACCATTTGCTGGTGCATCTACTAAAACTCCAACATGACCATATCTGACCATCTTTCTTGTAGTCTCATAAGTCCAAACATTTAAATCATTACCTTGCAAGTCAACATCAAACATATCCTTGCGTATTTGATCTGAAGTATCGTTAAGCCTTACAGGTTTCCTAGTTAACATTCCAGCTAACATTCTTTCTAACCTTAGATAAAAGGGAGGACAAACAGACCTCGCAAGTCTGTTGTCATATGATTCATCTAGCTCTCTAGGTTCTTGTGGTAAATATCGTCTATGTCTTTTCCTCATTTGATATGTCTCACCTAACAAATCTTCTATTAACATCCAATGTGGTTCTTGTTCAAACCAAGTAGCATTTGGATCATTTATTTCATTTCCTTGAGATGATGTTTCTCTATTAAAGTAGTTATAACCTGAGTACATTTTTCTCCAATGTTTTCTTAAGTGTAATAAATAATCTTAATAAAGCCTAATGCCTGTTCTGCGACCAGCACCCATATGTAACGGATTGAATAAACGCCAAGTAATGTAACCAAGAGCATCATTCATGTGATCGTAACCAGCATCTTTATCTGGATCTCCCTTCTCAGTATAACTTTGAAGTTCAAGACACTCAATTACTTTTATTGCACTTGAATGAATTTGTAGTCTAACTTGACCTTTGCCATTCTCTAATAATCTTTGAACTGAATTAACTCTATCTCTAACAGGTGGGTTTGCTGCTGGTGATTGATTCATAAATCCATAGCTTTCTAAGATTTGGATGTCGGTTTTCGAAGCGTTTGTGCTTCTATTTCCTCCTGAAGCATCAGGATATACATATATTTTTTGGAACGGATAGCGTCTTTTAATTTCTTGAGCAATCGAGTCGGTGTCATGTGATTCTTTAATCTCATCAACCACGAGTAATTTGTCACCAATAGCAATACCAATAACTGCGTTCATATTTCCAATATTAAAATCAAGTCCAATACGAAGAGGTTCGTTAGATATATCTGGCAAATCATCAGTGACATGGACAGATCGGTTGAAGCGGTCATAAACCTGTCCTGTTGTTATATTACAAAATTCTCCATTTAAATATGCTTGCAATAAACCAGATTCATAATTCTCTTCTAATCTTGTAATGAAGTCTTTTGGCAAATGTGGATTATCATAAGTACGCATTTTTATTAATTTACGATCTGTTTTCTTTTGTGCTTCATTACTTCCAAATGTATTCCACATCCATCTAAAACCTTCAGGTGTTGATGCGACACCAAACTGTCTTTGATTTCCAGAACGTAATCTTGCAAGTATTCTTGGAAAAGCTCTATCAGCAATAGATGGAGCAACAGTATCAATTTCGTCTGCTAATACCCAAGCAAGGTTTAGTCCAATAATTCTAGACCAGTTCTCGAAACTTCTACATAAGATTCGTGAATCGCCATCAGGTAGATGCAAAACATATTCAGGAAGAGGAGACTGTCTTTGTGTATATGGTATTCCATAATCTTCTAGAAAGGTTTCAAAATCGTTCTGCCATATATCTCTTATTAATGGTGCAGTAGGTTCCATAACTGCACCTGTGAATCCTTGATTACTAAAAGCTAACTGTACAGCTTTAGCACAGAGACTTCTTGTTTTGCCAGCACCATAACCAGCAGACAATCCAATGATTTGTGTCTCTTGATCTTCTACAAAAGCAAGCTGCCCCGGATGTAAGTCTGATTTAATTTTAATAAGTATTTCATCACAACTAATACTAGAACCAATTGACTGTTCAAGGATGCTTCCTTGTTGTGAATCAAGAATACTCATACTAAATCAGCTATCTTTGCCATTGTATTTATACATCCTAAAGCTACATGAGGTTGACCATTCCTACGAGCATCTTGAGCTAATGTACTAAGTTGCGCTAAAACATCAGCAGTCATTTGTCTCCTATCAATGTCCCAATCTGTTGTTATCACTTCGTTTGCAGCCCTTATGTACTTGTCAACTGCTCTATGCCCTACCCCCCATTCTCTTACCCCATAAGCGACAATTTCAGAACGTGTAGTATTTCTAGCTTTTAAAGCAGCAACTTTTCTTACTCGCCATTCAACTTCTTTTTTTGTTGATCTCTTTGAC